GCGGCGCGAGGCGGAGGAGGAATAATGCCTACTGCACAAGTTGTCACCATCACGGAGAACACTTTTGGCTCCATCAAGCGGATTGTGTGGGACTGGGCTTGTACTGACGGCGGCGCGGTGGTTGGCTCTGTCACTACGGCGGTGTTCGACGGTGAGATTCTGGCCCTGGTCACTGTCCCTGATGGTGGCGCTGACGCCCCGACCGATAACTACGACATTACCATCAAGGACGCGAACGGCGTTGACCTCTTGGCGGGCCAGGGCGCGAACAGGGACACGGCCAATGCCGAGTACGTGACGTCGGGCTTCATCCCTGTCGCCCAGAGCAAGCTAACCCTGGCGATTTCCACTGCAGGGGACGCGAAAAAGGGTACTGTCTACCTGTACATTCGGTAAAGGGGGGGCGCCATGTTCTACGGAACCTACGCCGACGTGACGGCGCTCAAATACGTGCTTGACCCTTCCAGTGGCGTGACCTGGTCGGCGGCCGAAACGGCCCGGATGCTTGCCGTGCTGGAGGCGGTGTCTCGCCTGATAGACGCCCATACCAGGCGGCGGTTCTTTGTGGAAACGGCCACAAAGTACTACGACGGAACAGTGGGCGTCGGGCGGGTGGTGGATATGTACTCCGAGCGCCTGACCGAGTACGAATCGCGGCTCTACGTGGACGACCTGTTGGCGGTTTCGTCTATCGCCATGGATTCGGACGGTGACGCGGCCTGGGAGGACGTCCTGGCGGCCACGGACTACGTGCTGTACCCCTACAATTCCTACCCCAAGAGCCGGATTGACCTGGACTTGCGCCAGGGCGACTACTCGTACTGGGTGCGTGGTCAGCAAGCCATCAAGATTGTGGGCCAGTGGGGCTACGGTGATGGTGAGAGCGCGTCGCCCTACAAGGCGGCGGGGGCTACTATCACTGTAGCCACGGCTGGCGGAACCACTCTCACGGCCTCGGACGGAACCAAGTTCGCGGTCGGGCAAACTATCCTGATGGGGGCTGAACAGGCGTACATCACGGCCATTTCCGGGAACAACCTGACGGCGGTTCGGGGCGTGAACGGAACCACGGCGGCGGTTCAGGCGGCGGCCACGGCCTACGTTTGGTGCTACCCTCCCATGGTTCAGGAGGCGGCGCTTATTCAGGCGGCCCGCATCTGGAAGCGGAAGGATACCCCCCTGGGTGTGGCGGGCGACGTGGCCCTGGGGGAAATGAGAATGGGTATCACTATCCCGACGCTTGACCCGGACGTGAAGAAGCTGCTGGAAAGTTTCTATCGCCCAAGGGTGAGGGGCCTGGCGTGAGCGCGAACACGGTTGTCACGATAGAAGGACTGGACAAGGCCCTGGCCAAACTACACGACGCGGGGGTTATCGCCAGGCCCTCGACCCGCATGCTGACCAGGATGGCCACGGCGGTGGTCGCCAGGGCCAAGACGCGGGCGCCTGTTGACACTGGTCGCCTACGCTCTAGCATTACATTTGTGCTGGACACGAAGAACGCGGTTCCGCATTGGGCCAAAGTTGGCACGAACGTATTTTACGCCCCGTACATGGAGTTTGGAACGGGGCGGCTGAGCGACTTCCCTGGCCCTCACAAGGAACAACACAATCCTCCGGCGGGGGCGCTCAACGTGTGGGCCAGGCGCCACGGCTTCAAGGGCGGCTGGCAAGTGGCGCGGATTATCTCCATGAGGGGCGGCCTGGCCCCCCGCATGTATCTACGGAAAGCGGTGGAGGAGGCCATGGCGGAGTTCCGCAAGGCGGGGAAGGATTGCCTGTTTGACATAGGAACGGAGCTTGGGGGTAAGTGATGGCAACCACAATACAGCAAGTGACCGACGCGGTTGTGGCCAAACTGAGGGCCCTTTCGGGCATCAAGTTCGCCCCCGACGAACCTGCGGAGCAAATGACGGCCTTCCCTTTCGCGGTGGTTTGGTGGAGCGAAGGGGACGCCAACCCTGTGGACGCCACTTGGGGCTACACGCTGGACACGGTCATAGCGGAGATTCATGTGGCGCGGAAAGACCTTCCGTATGACGTAGCGGCGGTTCGCGGCTTTGGTGACACGGCGCGGGCGGCCCTGGTTGCCGACCCAACCCTGGGGGGCGTGACCAATTCCCTCAATCGGCTGTACATGTCCTTTCGGGCGATGGAGTGGGGCGGCGTCCAGACGCTTGGCTACCACTTGGAGCTTACCTACAAATTCACAGTCTTGTAAAGGAGAACAGTGGACTTCGAAGCGGTTCGGGCTGACCATGGCCAGTACGTGACAAACGTGTCGCTCCCGCAGTACGCGGTTGGGTGGGAGGTCGTGGAAAGTATCTGGCGGGAATTGGAGCGGGTGCGCCCCGCAACGCTTTGTGACTGTGGAAGCGGGTTCACTTCCTATCTGTTGCGGCTTTGGGCCAAAGAGAACGGCGGCCAGGTTACGAGCCTGGACACTGACCCGGACTGGCTGGCCAAGAGCAAGGCCTACGCGGAGGAGAAGGGCGTAGGCGGGGGCGCTTGGGCCACTTGGGACGAGCGGCCCCAAGCGCAATTCGACTTTGTGTTCTATGACCTGGCGGGGATTGCCACTCGCGAGCGCCAGGCGCGGGCGTCCATCGCCATGGTCAAGCCTGGCGGGTGGTGGATGGGTGACGACCTACAATGGGCGGGCTACCAGGAAGAAATGAGGACGCTGGCCACTCAGAACGGCGCTGAACTGGCGCTACAAGAGGACAAGACGGACAAGTTCGGGCGGTTCACTGGAACCTTCCAGTTGCCAGTGGAGCCACGGCCCCCGCAGACGGAAGTGGCGGTCATCATCGGCATGCCCCTGGAGCGGGCGCTCCCAAGTGAAACCGAGTACTCACGCATTTCGTTCGCGCAACAGGGGTTCGCCTTCTGCTACCTTCCATACACGCGAACCGACTTGGCGCGGAACACCATGGCTCGGCACCTGTTGGAACACCCGGAGTTTACCCATCTGCTCATGCTGGACGTTGACCACAATCACCCGCCTGACACGGCGGCGCGGCTCATCCGCCATGTCCAGAAGGACAGGGGAAAATGGGTGGTTGGCGGCCTGAACTATCGGCGCGGCCCCCCGTTTGAGCCTAACGTCTATTTCCTGGACAAGAACAGGCGGCCATTCGCTATCCCAAACATGCCGCGGGGCCTGGTTCATGTTCACCTGTTGGGAACCTGTGCCATGCTTGTGGCCCGCGAGGCCTTTGAGCGAATCCCTTGCCCCTGGTTCAAGTATGGCTACGAAAAGGCCGAGGAGTACAATTTCCCGTCAGAGGATACCTGGTTCGGTATTCAGTGTCTGCAGTACGGAGTGGCCCAGTGGTGCGACACGACTTGCACTTCGCCCCACATGGGCGTAGAATGGATTGACAAGAAGCGGTTTGAGCGCTACGTGGAAGAGCACCCGGACAAGGTGGACGAAAACGGGGTCATGTACATAGACAAGTTGTAAAGGAGGCGCACCATGGCTTACGGCGTAAAAGCACTTCGGAAGATTCAGATGGGCCAGGAGACCACGGCGGGAACGGCGGTTGCCGCGACGACCATTTGGCGCGGGAATGGTGTCATCAAGGACGCCAGGGAAATCGTCATCGTGGAAGAGGATATCGGCCTGTTCGTGGGCGACGGCCGGAGCTTTGTGGCGAAACTTGGCGCGGCCCTGGAACTGGAGGACACTCCGGCGACGTTCGAACAGTTGCCGTACATTCTCTCCATGGGCCTGATGAAGGACGTGGACGGTTCAGCCGACGGTTCGGGTTCGGGGAAAATCTACACCTACGACCTGAGCACGAACGCCCAGGCTACGCCCCTGACCATGACCATCGAACAGGGCGACAACACGCGGGTTGACGAAATGGAGTACTCCTTCGTGACCGAGTGGCGCCTGTCCGGAAGCCATGGCGAGGCCCTGCAGATGGGCGCTTCCGTAGTGGGGCGCCAGGCCACGGACGCCGAGTTTACGGCCAGTGTGGCCATCCCAACGGTCGAGGAAATCCTGTTCGGCAAGGGCAAGTTGTACATTGACGCCACAACCATGGGAACCACGCTGAAATCCGGAACCTTCCTGGGCTTTGAGCTTACGGGCGACAGTGGTTTCCGGGCGGTGGACACTGGCGATGGGAACCTGTACTTCTACGCTCACAAGCAACAGAAGCCGAAGATAACTGGCGTCCTCATCCTGGAACACGACGCCACTGGCGAGGCCGAACTCAACGCGGCCAGGGCCGAGACGAAGCGCCTGGTTCGCATGGTCTTTGAGGGTTCTGCCCTGACCACGGCTGGAACGGCTTACACCTACAAGAGCCTGGTCATTGACGCCCCCATCAAGTACACGGAAGTCCCCCAGGTGGAGGACGAGGATGGGGACGACGTGGTTCGGCTCCCGTTTGAGGTGCTGTTCGACGGTACGAACAATTTCCAAATCGTCGTTGTGAACCAGTTGTCAAGTCTAACGTAAAGGAGAGGCTGGATGAAACCCGACAAGGCGTTTGTCGTCAGGCCGATGACCCTGGGCGAGCAGAAGTCTATCGCCCGCATGGCCAGGGCGGGGCTGGACAATTTCGACCTTCTGGAGAAGCTGGAAATGGCCCTGGTCAAGGTGTCAAACTGGACAATGGAGGACTTTGACGGGCTGACGACGCCTGAGTTCAACGAAATCCTGGAAGCGGTGAAGAAGGCGAACCAGGGGGTAGCTGAAGCGCTCGTCCCTTTGTCGAGCGAGAACGGCTCCGGGCCTGGGGAGAGTGTGGTGGCAGAACCGTCCCAGGTTGGGTAGACACCCTGGCGGTAGCGGAGAAGTGGGGCCTTCCGCCCTGGCAGATAGAGGAGCTTGGCGAGGAAGGAACACTGTGGTACTGCCGACAGTTGCTTTGGAATGACGCGGTAGCCAAACGGCAGAAGTACGAGGCCGAAAAGGCGGCCCGCGAGAGTAGGA